TTCCAATGTTTGGCACACTTATCTAAAGGAAAATATTATGGCAGCAAATACAGTTCTTGGAAGATTACATTATGATTTTGATACTACAAAATTTGGAGATGCTATTAATTTATCTGCAAATTCAAAAGCTACATTAAACAATGCTCCTTCCGATTTGAAGAATTGGCAAAAACAAGCACTTGCAAATGGTAATATAGTAATCTCAGATTATTATAAAGACCCAACTGCAAATGTTATTGCACTCTTAAAAACTCAAGTAGATTTAATGAAGTCTGTAATTAATACAGTTACCGTATGGGATAATAATTCTGCAGTTGCTCAAAGTGCAAACACTTTATATACTACTTTTTCTAATTCTACAATTGTATATTTTAAGAAACATACATCAAATATTTCTGGATTAACTATATCTACAGGTAATCCACAAACACCAGATTATAATAAAGTAATGGCAATTGGGCGTTCAATATTAGTTATAACAAATAAAACTGATAATGTTGCAAATGCATTACCTGTATTAGCATGTATGACTAGTCTATACGTTAATACTGAGATATCATTAAATACTGCAATTATTGCTGCAGATGTTATTACATTACAAAATTCATTACGTATTACAAGTGATCCAGATACTTTTGTTACCACTGTATCTTCTAATTTATCGTCTGCGGGTGTAGATGCATTGTATAGTCATGCACTTACGGCAAACAATTTATTATGGACTAGAAGAACACATGATTGTGATTATTATGCAGAATCTTGTAATATACTAAGTGATTATTCTACATTGACTAGATTATCTCATATTGGAAATACACAAACATATTTAATTAATACTATGGTAGGCACAGATTTATATAAAGAAAAATTGGTAAGTGATTAGAAAGACAGATAAATAACACATGGCAACCTCAATTACAAATATAGGTATATCACGATACAGTGATTTGGATTTGAATTTTGCAATTCATCCAGTAAAAAAAGATATCAATACTTTATATGATGAGCGAGCAGTAATTACTAGTTTGAAAAATTTACTTTTGATGAATCATTATGAAAAACCATTTCATCCAGAAATTGGAAGTAATGTTCGCAGATTGTTATTTGACAATATGGATTCAATTAGTGCAAACATTTTAGAAAAAGAAATACAACAAACAATAATAAATTTTGAACCTAGAGTAACACTTAATCAATTAAAAGTTAGTCCAGATTATGATAATAATAGATTTTCAGTTACTATGAATTTTATAATCGGCAATAAAACAAATCCAATTAATATAGAATTTTTCTTAGCAAGAGAACGATAAAATGGCTGATAGATTAAAAGTTACTGAATTAGATTTTGACCAGATTAAATCAAATCTAAAAACTTTCTTAAAACAACAATCACAATTTCAAGATTATGATTTTGAAGGTTCTGGTCTTAATATTCTTTTGGATGTATTAGCATACAATACACATTATAATGCCTATTATCTCAATATGATTGCAAATGAATCATTTTTAGATACTGCATTACTTAGAACATCAGTCGTTTCTCATGCCAAAAAACTTAATTATGTACCAAGATCATCAGCTTCTGCTAGGGCAATTGTTAATATAACAGTAGTTACACCAAATACAACTGCAGGGTCTTTAACAATACCTAAAGGATATTCATTTTTCTCAGAACAGATTAATGGGTTATCATTCAAATTTGTTACGTTAAATTCATATACAGTAGATAAAGTTGGATACAATTATACTTTTACTGATATACCAATCTATGAAGGTCAATATACTTCATATTCATTTGTAAATAGTTATTCAACAAATCCAAAACAATTATTTACTTTGAACGATTCTAATATTGACACAGATACATTGATAGTTAGTGTTAGACAATCAGTTTCAAATACTACAACTATTGTTTATGATAGGTCAGAAAATGACTTAAATATTACTGCTAATTCTGAAGTTTATTTTCTTCAAGAAGGTACTGATGGTAAATATGACATTTACTTTGGTGATGATGTATTGAGTAAATCAATACCTGATGCAGGTATTATTACTACAGAGTATTTAATAACAAATGGTTCAGCCGCAAATTACGCAAACAATTTTATAGCAAGTGGTTCTATTTCAGGATATTCAACTATTATTGTTGATCCTTTAGTAAGATCAGCTGGTGGTTCTGATAGAGAAACTACAGATTCAATTAAATTTGGAGCACCATTAAGTTTATTGGCACAAAATCGTGCAGTAACAAAAAATGATTATATCAGATTAATACAACAAAAATATCCACAGTTTGAAGCAGTTAATGTTTGGGGTGGAGAAGAAAACAACCCACCAATTTATGGTAAAGTATTTGTATCTGCAAAACCAAAATTAGGTTTTGAAGTATCACAAACAGAAAAAGATTATGTAAAGAATACTATTTTGAAACCAATTAGTATGTTGACTGTTACACCAGAAATTGTAGATGTAGATTATAATTATCTTAAAGTATCTTCAAAAGTTTATTATGATAAAGCAAAATTATCTTCAAGTCAATCACAATTAACAACGGATGTCAAAAGTATAATCAGTAATTATTGTTCTACTAATTTGAATAAATTTAATAGTTATTTTAATTTTTCTGGTATGGAAACAAGAATTGATGCTTGGGATAGATCAATCGTTTCTAATGAAGCAACTTTATTTGTTGCAAAGAAATTTAGACCAGATTTAATTAATTCAGATAATTATATTTTGGATTTTGGATTTGAATTGACTCGTGGAACAACAAATGAAAATTTCTATTCATCGCCAGACTTTACTATTGCAGATGAAAATGCTATAGATAGACAATGTTTTTTTGAAGAAGTTCCATCATCTTTTAGTGGGGTTGAATCTATAACAGTATCAAATCCTGGTGTTAATTATACATCTACACCTATAGTAACTATCGTTGGTGACGGCACAGGTGCAACAGCATCCGCAACTATCGTTAATGGTAAAATATCATCAATTACAGTATTAACACCAGGTGTTGGTTATACATCTGCAGCAGTTCAGATTACAGGAGGCGGTGGGTTATTAGGAGAAGGTCTTGCAATTCTTCAAGGTAGATATGGACAAATAAGAATCTCATACTACAAAACTGATGAGATCAGTAGTCAAAGTACCAAAGTTATTATTAATAGTTCCAAAAATAATGGTGTTACTGGAACGATTGATTATAAACTAGGTAAAATATATATTAATAATTTTAATCCTAGTGCAGTCAATAATGATTTTGGTGATATTATGATACACATTAAACCAATAAGTAATATTATACAATCTAGTTTGAATAAAATGTTAGTATTGGATGATCAAGACCCAACAAGTATTGTAGTTAAGACAATGGCAATCTAATGGATCAAGTTTTAACTTCTAAAATTGTAGAGAGACAATTACCCGAATTTGTTCGGGAAGAATATCCTATATTTGTAACATTTCTTCAAAAGTATTATGAATGGTTAGAAACCAATAATCAAGTTAGTTATGAAATAAAAGCATTAAATGATTCTATAGATTTAGATACAGCAGATAATGATTATCTAAATTTGTTAAAGAGAGATTTAATGCCTTATTTTCCAGAGAATATACTGGCAGATAAAAGATTATTTTTAAAATTAATTACCACATTTTATAAATCTAATGGTACACAAGATTCAGTAAAGTTTTTATTTCGTGCATTATATAATGAAAATATAGACATTTATTATCCTAAAGATGATATCTTAAAAGTATCTGATGGTAAATGGGTATTGCCTTTAGCACTTAGAATTGATACTAGTGACAACAATATTTTTAATATTGAAAAAACAAAAATAACAGGTAGAATATCTAAAGCAACTGCAGTAGTAGAAAAAGTTATTGAATCAATTGATCGTCAATTAGGTATTAAATACATTGAAGTTTATGTATCTAATGTTGAACGATTGTTTGAAACAGGTGAAACTGTAGATGCAACATACAATAATGGTGTTGTTGATGTAACTGTATCTGGTCGTTTAATTGGTGCATTATCAGAGATTAAAATTAATCCATTAAATCGTGGTTTGTATTATAATGGATATGATCCATTAATACCATATAATGGTGATCCAGTTACTATTGTAGGTGGTTTAAATCCAACTGCAAATAATCCAGTGGGTGCTTTAGCATACGTTGGTAATACAACAAAGGGTTCTGTTACTGAAGTTATATTGACTAATCCAGGTTTTGGATTTAGAACGACAAGTGAAATAAGTTCATCTTATGATGCATCAGTTTCAACTTTAGATTTTAAAGGTGGATTTGAAAATGCGCCATATGGGGCAGAAGCAAAAGCATCTATAAATTTAGTAGATACTTCAGTCGTTCGTAAAGTAAATTTAAGAAATATGTCCATTGAAACTTTAAATGGACTATATGCAAACATCAATGTTGCTAATGCTATTACAATTTCTAATATTGGCACATATCAATCATTTAATGTATATCCATTATCATTTGTTTCATTAGATCAAGGTGGTGGCGGATACAGAGCAAAACCAACTTTAGATACTTATAGTTTTTACAATGAAATTAATGATGACGTTCTTGTTATAACATCTTGTAATATTGTAAAAGATACAAATATATTAACAGATTTAACTCAAGATTTGACTACATCATTTGAAGTTGGTAACTATGTGAGATTATATGTTGTAAATAAGATGGAGGATATATTTCAAATTACTGGAGTTACTACGCATACAATATCTTTTGCTAATAATTTTGCAAATGATGTTTCTGGTGTTTCAGTATATAAAATTGTAAGAAATGATTTATATAAGATAGGTTCATTAGGAAGAATTATTATTGCAGATGGTGGTAGTAATTATGCAGTTAATCAAACATTAACATTTACTGGTGGTTCTGGTTATGGTGCCAATGCATATGTTAGTGCTATACATACTGGCAACAGTGGTATTAAAACAGTAACAATTAATAATCATTCTTCAAATGCATATGTATTGGGTGGTGAAGGATATACTAGAAATGCATTACCAACAATCACAATAAACACAGTTTCTGGCGCTGGTGCTAATGTGTATGTCAGTGAAGTTCTTGGTGATGGTGAACAATATTCATTATCCACTTCAAGAATTGGTGCTATAACTTCTATACGTGTAGTTAGTTATGGTTATGATTATGTTGAAGCTCCTATGATATCATTAAGAAATATGGATTTAACTTTACAGAATGTTACTTCTGGACAATTGTTTGTATCAAATACAAAAATATATCAGGGATCAAGTAATCTTACAACAACATTTTCTGCATATGTTGATCAATTTAATCAAAGCACTGGATTTATTAGATTGTTTGATTATAGGGGAACTCTTGATATAACTAAAACAATTCATTCTGATGATGGTATAGTATCAGGTAATGTTGTTTTAGGTAGCACAACAGTATATGGTGATGGTCGTGGTAAAGCAACTGCAAAATTTGAAAATGGTTTGATTCGTTATCCTGGTATCTATTTGAATACAGATGGTCATTTGAGTGCAGATAAAGTTATGCAAGATGGTAACAAATATCACAATTTTTCATATGTAATTAGTTCACAGACAGATTACAATAAATTTAAAAAACCTTTAAACGATATTGTTCATCCGTTAGGTACAAAAACATTTGTTACAAGAATTGATAATAATTCTGAAAATGTCTCTGCAAATGATGTTAATCAAAGCATTACAATAAAAGCATTACCAACAAAATTTAATATTGTATATGGTGCTAATGCAACTACAAATTCAACTGCCAATTTAATGAATTATGTCAATGTTGGTGATGTTGTAATCTTTACTGGTGTGTATCGTAATGTTGCAAATACAGTTAATATATCACTTGGTTCTAATACAGTATTTGGTAATACTTGTAACTTTATTAATGATATTCTTGATGGTGATATTATTTACTTATCAACTGGCAATACAGAAACCGTATTAAGTGTATCAAATAGTAAATATCTAATTACTCAAAATACTCTTGGTGTTACTGCAAATAATGTGACAATCAATTTATATTTTGATGAGACTAAAACTGTTACTTTTGTAAATGCTAATACTATTAAAGTAGATACTGCATTTACTTCAAATACTAAAAATATTGTCACAAACGTCTTAAAAGTTAAATAAATACAATTATGTCATCACTCATAACAAAAAATTTAAAAGTATTACTTGCCAAACAATTTTATAATCTATTAGATTTGACGGCAAATTCATATCTTCCTACATCAAGAAGATCATACATGTATGCATTTATAGGTAAACAATTGCCTTGGAATGCTGGTACTGAAGTTCCAGTTACCCCTACAGAAACAGATTCTGTGATGAATGATTACTATAGATATGGTATATTGGCAAAACAATTATCATATACTAATGCATCTTTGGTCGTAGATAGGAATAATTGGACTGCAAATACAAAATATAACACTTACGAAGCAAATACTAATTTTTATGTGTTGAATAGTAAAGATCAAGTATTTAAATGTTTAGCAAATAACTCAAGCGCAAATTCTACATCTGAACCTGCATTATCATTATCTACAACTTCATTAGAAGAACCATATGTTTTAACTGCAGATGGTTATAAGTGGAAATATTTGTATACTGTTTCATCGGTACAAAAACAAAGATTTTTAACTGATGATTGGATGCCAGTAGTTAATAATAAGTTTGTTACTGCCGCAGCAGTTGGTGGTGGACTTGATATTGTTACTATAAAAAATTCAGGAAATAATTATACCAATGGCACAACACAAAGTATTATATCAATAGATGGTGATGGCACTGGTGCAATATTAAAAGCAAATGTAACAAATGGACATGTTGTTGATGTTATTATTCAAAATCGTGGAACACAATACACATATGCAGATTTAACATTTACAGATGTTACTGGTGGTGTTGGTAATAATGCTACTGCTTTAGTTTCTATTGCACCACATGATGGTCATGGATATGATCCAGTATATGAATTATCTGCATCTAATTTAATGTTTAATGTTGAATTCAATCAAAATGAATCTGGTGTATTACCAACAGATAATGATTTTAGACAAGTGGTTTTATTACACAATCCACATTTATACAATACAATAAATCCTGCAACTGGTGAAGCATATACTTTATATACAAGAATAACAACATCACCTGGTGTAGGTGATTTTGGTGTTGATGAAGTTGTTTATCAAGGCGCAACATATGATACTGCAACATATAAAGCAGAAGTTATATCATTCGATACTGTAGAAAATCATCTTTATGTAAATAATGTTCGTGGCACACTAAATGTAAATTCTGCGGTAAAAGGAAGAGATAGTGGTGCAATTCGTGTTGTAAATTCAATACAAACGCCTACACTTGATTTGTATTCAGGAAAAATATTATACATAACAAGTAAAACACCAATAACCCGTGATGATGCACAAACCGAACGAATCCGTTTTATACTGAGTTTTTAACGAGGAATAAATGACTACTCTATTCAATTACGATCCATATTACGATGATTTCAATGAAGATAAAAACTTTATGCGGGTTCTTTTCCGTCCTGGATATTCAGTTCAGGCAAGAGAGCTTACTCAACTGCAAACAATTTTATCAAGTCAAATAGAAAAATTTGGTAATCATATATTTCAAAGTGGTAGTCCAATAATTGGTGGTAAAATTTCTTTAGATACTGCTGCTAACTATATTATCTTAAATGCACAATATAATAACGCAGATATTGTTCCTTCCGATTATCTAGGAAAAACAATTGTATCATACAACTCTACAAAATTGGCAAGAGCAAAAGTTATTGCTGTTGATAGTGTTGGTACAAATCCAGTATTGGTTATTAAATATCTTAGTGGTGATCGGTTTGTTGAATCGGATGAGTTAAAGATTTATGGTCAAAATATCTATGCACAATTAAAAGATACTGCTGCTTATGGTTCTTCTTACGTTGCAAGTATTCAAGATGGTGTATATTACTTCAAAGGACAATTTGTAAAAGTTACACCGCAATTTTTAGTAGTTGAGTTATTCTATAGATTGGGTTCTTCTACGACAATCAATAAACAACCATCATATAAGATTGGTGTTGAATTTGATTCAACTATTGTAGATGAAGTTGATGATACTTCATTATTGGATCCTGCACAAGGCGCATTTAATTATCAAGCGCCAGGCGCAGAACGATTTGTAATCAACACAGCATTATCAAAAAGATCATTAGATTCTGCAGATGTATCTTCATTCTTTGAAGTTATTCGTTTAGTAGATGGTGTAAAGACAAAAGAAATTGATTACCCAATCTATAGTGAAATTGAAAAAATGTTAGCTCGTAGAACATACGATGAGTCAGGCAACTATACTGTAGACCCATTCGTTATTTCTATTGAAGAAGGTGATTCTGCAAATGGTATGTTTAATATTGTTCTTGATCCTGGTAAAGCCTATGTTAGTGGATATGAATTTCAAACTATTGCACCAACAACAATCCAATTAGATCGAGCAAGAGAAGTTGCTAATGTTGAAGGTTATGATGTATCAACAAATTATGAAAGTTCTATTGTATTAGATACTGTGTATGGTACATTAGATATTACAAATTATCCATTATTAGATGTTCACAGTGTTGCACATACAAGTGTTAATACAACAACCACTACGGCATATAATTCTACAAAGATTGGTGAAATACGTGCCAATATGATGGATTATAACGATTCAACGACATTAGAAATTGGTAATACACATTCATTTACTGTTCATACATTTGCTGCTAATGGTATATCAATCACTGGTACAACTCAAGCATCAGGTTCAAATACAAGATCAATTCGTATGCCTGCTGGTTTTTCTTCAACTGTAGGTACCAATGCATATGCAAATATGTATTTTAGAGTTACTGATGCAGGTGGTACAGGAATTTCTCCAGTATTAATTCAATCATCTAATGCAACACATATCTACTTACAGTCTGCATGGCCAATTACCCCAACATCAAATACATTCTCTATTGATTCAGATTTTAAAAATGCAGAATCATTTGTAATTAAAAGTGGTACTACAAAAACATTTGCTGGTAATATCAATAGTGATTCTAAAGATACAACAACTGGTTTTGCAATGATTTCAGGACCACAAAGATCCTCATTAATATTTGATGTACCATATCAAGCAATAAAAGCTTCTACTTTGACAAATATGGATTTTTATGCGAAGAAATTTTATAGTAATAAAACTGCAGATGCTGGTGGTGTAATTAGTATTAGTGCAGAAGGTACAGATACATTCTCATTCTGCGGTTCACCTGGTGTTATTTCTGATTCAAATATTAGAGATAATATTATTTGTATGGTTCGTTATGATACTGCTGCAAATGCAACATCAGGTATTGCTGCGAATACTATTCTTGGACTAGCAAATAATTTATTTACGGTAACTGCAATCAGTTCAACAAATTTTGAAATTGATGTTAATACTGCAGGTGTAAAAGTTGATTTATTAATTAACTCTAAAGTTAATAATGCAGAAAATGCATCTTCGGGTGCAATTCGTGGTAAACAATTAATACCATCAACAGCTGGATTAAATTTACATTCATTAGTTCCAT